GCACAAACACGATACCGTTAGTAACGGGCAAATTAACTGTAACAATGCCAACTGTGTTGGGTATAACAGCGATTGGCAGTGTCGGGGATCCTGTTGATACACTATCATAAACCATACCAGATGCAGAGCCCGCAGTCGTTACAGAAACCTTTGCAACCCACCCCGCTCCAGTGCGTACAAGTGTTGCAGCGCTCAATGCTGGTGCGGAAATCTTGCCAGCCATGAACAGTGTAGCATTTGACACGCCGTTAATAGCAGTCACGCCGTTCTTTTGCGCTGTTAAAAGGTCGTCAAGTGTTGCTGGCATTAGAATCGTCCATCTGGTTGAAAGCGGTAGCGGATGTCACCAAGCCGCCAAAATGTTCCCACGTCATTGCTTGATACCTTAATGGCAATTAGACGGCCTCTGATGCGGGTGCTGATGTATTCAACCGCCTGCGTCATATTATAGGGGCCATATGCCACCGGTGTATCGCCGGGGTAATTTGTCGAGTAAAATGTAATTTGCACTGTCGAATTAGGCTGCTGGCTATATTGGCCCCACTTCATGTCTGGCCAAACTTGGTCGAGGAACACTAACTGATCAGCCTCAGACACCTCAAAGTAACCCGTCTGAAAGCTAGACAGCATGGGCATGCCGTCCGCATCATTGGTTACTTCATGCTGATAAATGTATCCAGTTGACGGATCCGCACCGATCGGCGGCCCAAGGACAGACTGATCAACCCATGCGCTTCTTGCTAGTGATCCATAGTCCCACTGCTGTAGCACGGTGTTAAATTTGACGTAGCTGTCAACTTCGCCATTACCAGCAACAGATGGATAGTACCAAGTCACCTCATTGAACTGCGCATTAGTTGCACAACGAATACGGTTTGTGTAAGGCAAACCATTGGCATCATAGCCTTGATTAAGGTTCTGAAATACTACGTCCCACACTGGGCACGGCATCGTGTTTGGATCGCCGCCAGAATAGCTAAAAAACTGCTTCTGGCTCATCCAATATGTCACGCCGCCTAATGTAGCGGCTGCACCACGTGCAATAAGACCACAGCCCGTTTTGACTTTGTTGAATGAATAGACATACGGAGGGCCAATGTATTGCATCGCCCAGAGGTCAATGTCAGTCCATAGCAGGCCTTGTTGGTTGGCCTGCAAGCCACCTACAATCAAACTGCCGGTAGGAATACGGTAAGAGCCAGCTTGGTTGGTAACTGTTGCATCCCACACAGTGTAATTTTCAACGTCCGAATATCGGACCAGCAAAGGATCGCTTGCGCCAGTAAATGTCGAACCATACGCAATAATTTGCCGCTGAGGCATGGCAACAAACATGCCCGTATTAGCTAGGGGCACATTGTCGATGATTTGCGCATTTTGTAAAACACCATATGGCTGCCATACATAAATGGGGCCACCAGTTGGGCATGCAAGCAAGTACTCGCCCCAGTTATCTAGCGTCCAATCTGTCGCAGTGATTGTTGTCCCAGCTGTGGGCGTGATACCGGAGCCAGTACCGTAACCGCCAACCCCATAACCACCAATACCGTAGCCAGAGCCAGCAGGTTGCGGAACAACCGCGTAGTAAATTATTGCTTCGACATATCCATTATTTTCAAATGCACCGGCTGTTGATGTTGCTGTATTTGAAGCTGTAAACGTAAAGGTATTAGCGTCAATTACAGATGTAATTGTGTATGTACCTGTAAGCGGAATGCCGCCAACAGTTGTGGCTGGTTCTACTGCTAATTGCGCACCAACATATTGCCCGTGATTTGGAAATGTAACAGTGACGGTCGGTGAGGCTGTCAGTGTTTGATAGTAAGCAACTTGGCCGGGAAATGATGCTGTATGAGTACCCGACCCAGCAGATGACGTATTGATTAGTGCGCCGCTTGGAGTAAGCGAAATGTTAAACGTGGTCGATGTCAAATAACGGACAAAATATGTTGTCCCAGCTGTAATGCCGGTCGGTAACGTACCCGTGGTGGTAAATTTTACAACAGTGCCATTTGCTGGTGCGGATGCACCAGTAATGACAGCAGGCGATCCATTGCTAATAGTAGCTGTCTGCGTGTTTGTATATGTCGCTGCGGTTTCGGCATTGACTTGAAAGTCATTTGCATCAAGCACGTTATCAATCGTATACGCGCCAAAAAGCTTTGTGCCGCCCAAAGATACCGGCGTTACATAGTAAATGTAACTGTAAATGTTAGCGAAACTTGAATTGATTTTCATTGTAATCGTAGTTGAGCCAGCCGTTGTTGTGAACGGTGGCACCACGGTGTAAATGGCATCCTTGGGTGTAATGTCTTGGTTAATGCCTTCATAAATGACAGACAGTGATAATTCCGCACCTACGGCAAGCCGCTTAACACCATTCAAATCTTGCCATGCCTTCATGTTACGGACAGGCGATGCAATCGTGTTTGGGTAATATTTAACCCAGCCGCCAAGCTTTTGCGGCAACCCAAGGCCAGACCGATCGGGCAGGAACCGAATGAGATTAGATTGCGAAAGCGCGACCTCGTTTAAGGCTGGCGTTTTCTGAGTATCGACACCGGGAATTAACTTGAGGGCTGCATGTGGCATGCGTTAGCCTCTTGTCGGTGTGGCAACAGGTGACGGCGAGTAAGATGTCCAAGCCGCCGCCTCATACTTTTTGCGGACTTCTTCAACAAGGGCGCTCTTCAAGAGGGCGTTGTATTGGCCTTCATAGCTCTGTGCCATGGCTGGATCATCCGACTGGCGGCCAAAGTTACGCTGATAGGCGCTGATATAGATCATGCTGGCCATGATCATAACATCTGGCAGATATGTGCTGATAAAGGTTGTCGTATTGGTTGCAGACAAACTTGCGGGCCTTGCCGTACCAGTGATTGTAATGGTGTAGTTGCTGTCTGGCCATGGGCCAAATACAAAGTACTGGGATGTATTGCCCGTGGTAGCTAAGTCGCCGCCGTAAGTTGCAAAATATTGCGGCAGAGCGGCACCCGAATTGGTGCTGTAAACATTTTGTATGAATGACTTAGCAACTGGCAAAACCGGCGTATTGTTCGGCCCCACGGTGATCGTTTGGGTCGTTACAAAGTCGCCGGTCGGAATTGCCAATTGGCTGTTATTAGGTGTCAGAGAATAGGTACGCGACACTTGCGTAGACAGAAAATCAATGTCACGGCACATGCGGTTTTCCGCATAGGTGATCATCTGAGGCAAGATGGCGATGTAGTTAGGATCCGTCTCTGGGACAACGGCCATAGTCGCTATTTGCGTAACATATTGAGAATATGTAAGGCCAGTTGTCATAGGAACCCTTATCCTGCCATCTTTGCCGCCTCACTCTTGACGCGACCTACACGTGCGCTCCAGCCCTTGCCGTAACGGGCAAAGGTTGGCAACTTTTGCAGATACTCTAGCCTATTATCGCATAGTTTTGAAGCCGTTTCAGCCCCATCGCAGTCGGCCAGTGCCGCTTTTGTGGCATCGTCCAACTTGCCGGTCACCTCAACATCCAAAATGGTCTGCACGTACCGCAAAGCTCTCGCCGGACCAGAGTTGACCGCGAAGTCCATCAAGGCATAATCAAGGCCACGAGGACAAATGTCCCCACCGATAACATCCCAAAAGCGCTGCTGATACAGAGGATATACATCAGCAGGAATAAGATTTCGCATAGCTTGTTCATTAACTTCATGCCCACACCAGTCCTCCAAGGTCTTCTTGGTCACGCCCCAGTTGGTCATGCCGCCCGGATCATTTTTGTCGTTCACGAAGCCGCCTTCTTCCTTAATGATGAGCTTTATTACATCGTCCCAATTGTCTTTCATTTGCGGAAACCCTTACTTTTGCTGATGGATTCAACCGACTTTACTTGAGATTGACGGTGATTCGCCCATTGTAACCACTCTGCAGCTGCATCAACATCCATAATGACAGTAATAATGCCCTCTTCACGCAGTGCATTGGGGTCAACAATGGTCACGCATGCTGGCAGGTTGTGATCTGGGAAGCCCTTCGCATCGGCAAACTCATCGTAGACCTTATAGGCACCAACCCGAATGGCATGCGACCATAGGCCCGTCATGGGATCTTTAGTGACATTGTAGCCAAAAACGTGTTTGTGGCCACAGACAAGGATATGATCGCGCCAACCCATTTGAGCCGCCTTGGATACGCCGTGAGCTGGGTTCCACTGGCTGTGTCCTTGGAAGTCATGGCGACAATTGATTCGGATGTCTCGGCCTTGGCGGTGCTTTAGGTTCAACCGAATGCCGTGATCTTGGTTTGGTGTGCCAATTTGACGGCATAGCCACTTGATAGGGTCGTCCGTTCCGCTCCAGCAGTCGTGATTGCCGTTCACAATGTAAAGCCAATTGACCTTACGCAAAAACCACTCGACAATCATGCGGGCTTGCTTTGCCGATGTTGCTTGATTGCCATACAGCCGAGCCAAGCGGCCAATCCAGTTATTGCGAAGATCACCAACATTGCCAGCCATAAGGTTGGGGGTGATGTTGGTAAGGTTCATGTGATGCTCAAGCAGCGCAAGGTCACAACCGTCATCGTCAACATGGGGATCACCCATGTGCAGAATGCCATAG